TGTGAACAAACAAAGCATGGTCAAAGTTTATAAGATGTGTGACAGTAGGCATGTTTCTGTTGCGCACGCCATATATCTCACGCCCGTTTCTGAGCCTGATATTGCCGTAAGCCCATCCTTGTTTAAAATATCCCGGCTGATATTTAGGCTCCTTGACCTGTTTTACAGCCTTTGGCACACTCGGACTTCTGTGAACGATAATACGCTTAACAACCTGAGTATTTGTTGAATAATGCCGAACGGGAGAAGTCTCTTCAAGCTTCGGTTTCATTTCGTTTCTTACAGCTTTGGCGGTCTGCTGTGCCTTTTCAACAACCTCCCTGCTGTATTGAGACATATCACGAATAACACGCTCGGACATCTCTTCAATGCTCACACTCTCACCTCCAACAAGTCATAAAAAATGCGCCTTGCAGTCAACTGCAAAACGCTTGTGTGGGTATAATAAAACCGCCTTGAAAGGCGGTCAAACAATGTTATTCTTCGTAATCGTGATATTTACATTTCTTGCAAATTTCCTTATAGTCCTTTTTTACCGTAAATTTTCCGTCAATGACATTTTCTTTGAGCATATCATCTGCGACATCACAAACAATTATGCAGTCATTTCCGTTTATCTCACTGTCGATCAGATCACAATGAAACATAGTTTATTTCTCCCTTCCGTGTGCAGGAATCTTATGAGTTTTTCTTCTGAATCGGGCATTCCCTTAATCCAACACCTCAATCGAAGAAATGTCACTCTGCTGCACAATACCGGGTTCAATGTTATCATCAAGCCAAATGCAGGCTTCATCGCAGCCGCTGTCCCATTCCGACTGAAAAAGGATAACGTTTGCAGTTCTTTCCCTGCCGTCTTTTTCTACGAGCCTTACTTTATGACCGTTGCTGTTGAACATTGCTTCACTATCCATAAATTACTCCTCCGGACTTGTGGGGACGAGATGTGTTCCATTTTTTGAATAATGGATAACTCCTCTGTTTGTTTTGATTTTTTTGTGAGTTATAAGAGAACAGAAAACACCGAAATATTCATCGGCAGTTATCAGCTCCTGATACTGACCGTCTTTAAGTTTCTGAACCTTGCCCGTCAGTGATTTGGAGTTGATTATTTCCTGCACTTTCATTTTGTTTACAGTTATGTAGCTTGGAAATTCACCGTTAACTATTCGCTTTTCATATGCCGGATTTCCAATAACGTGTCTGCTCTGCTTATCCTTATCAAGCTTCGTCGGAAGTTCTCCGCTTTCAATTTTGGCTTTGAGCTCTGTTTTCGCACTTGGAAGACTTCCGTTCATTTTGCCGTTGGGCAGCTGAATATATTTGCCCCTAACATCAATTATATCATCTTTTTCAGAATTGTCAACAGGCTTCGCCTTGACCGCTCCCTCACCCGAACCAAGGTCAACCATAGCGTTGGTGTTGGGCGTGTATATCTTGTTGGTAACGGGGTCAAGAAGCACATCGTTAAGTCCCAGCTTGACAAAATTCACGCCCAGTGGCGGGAGATCTTCCA